CCCTTGTGTGGGCAGAAAGCGGACAGGAAAATGGACACTATTATGAAAAACATTTTACTCATTGCAATACTCATTATGGTTGCCTTCATCGGTATCAGAATTTTCGCAATGAAAAAGAGAATCATAGAAGTAAATAACAATCTTCAAGATTTAAAAATCCTGAATGGGTTGCGTCAGCCGATTGAGTTGCCGGAAAAGGCAATTGAGATAACCCCCGAAATGTTTGATTTAATAAACTGCGAAAGCTCGTGGGACTTTGAGGCAAGGGGGGACAATGGCCGAGCTTTCGGCCCCGCACAATTTTGGGAAGAAACCTTTGACTGGTTAGCAAAATTATCTGGTGAAAAAGGATTAGAATATGAAAACCCGGGCGACCAGTTGTTTCTCTTAAAATGGGCAATGGAAAATAATTATTCTTATTTGTGGTCTTGTGCGAAAATTTTAGGAATTAAATAGAAGGAGGGGATAGTTTCTTTTTCTTTTCTGGGCCGAGGTTTATGGAACGATTTCCTTGACCCAGAGCCAGAGACGGAAACGCTCTTTAAAAAGCAAAATTCAATAAGGAGGTGGCCAATGGTCATCGTGAAAATCTTGATTTACTTTCTTGCGGGACTTTCGCAATGGTCGGCAGCGACCCTGCGGACATGGTTTATCGCCAAAGACAAGTCCAAAACAGTTGCCATTGTAGTCTTTATCGAGGAAATTCTCCTCGTGGGCGTAACTGCCTATATTATAAACAATCCAAAACAATGGTGGTTGCTTCTGTCGGGAGCCTTTGGCGGGGCAATCGGCTCGTATCTTTGCCTGAAACTTAAAAATGGCAGGCACAAAAAAGTCCAACCCTACTGGTGGATAAGGAGGTCAAAATGACACACATCGGAAGGTTGCTTTCTTTGGTTCACGAGTATTTGCTCTATGTGATTCAGAAGGAAATCAACGAAAGGGAAGACGAATTGCTCGACCCGAAACTCGACCCGGAAATCGAGGCGAATGTCCGGGAAAGCATCAGAAGGTTGAAACGGGAAAGAACAGATGTCACGAATCACTGCTTTGAACTTCGGAAACACATAGAAAGGAGGGAAAAGTGAAATGGTATTGTCTGGCAATCTTTTGGAAGAGTGGAGAGGTCTCCAAGATTCTATTTACGGACGAGAAGTTCTACGAAGCGGTCGCAGAATCATTCAGAGCCAGTCCGAAAGTAGATGGATGCATCATCACGGAGGAGGTGAGAGATGAAAAAGACAAGTAAGAAACTCTTTCAGCACGTCTTGGATGTTGGGAAAAACAATGAGGCGAGCGTGATGCTATTTGGGGATATGCACTATGGTTATCCCACCTGTATCTTGTCAATGATTCAGGACACAATTAAATATTGTCTCGAACGGCACATTTACCTCATTGGAATGGGCGACTACATTGAGTGTGGAACAAAGGATTCTCCTGGTGACAGTCTGTTTATTCAAAGGGGAAATGCGCAAACCCAAATGGATTTCATTATTGAACTCTTCAAACCACTTGCCCAAGAAGGACTGATGTTGGGACTCCATACTGGAAATCACGAAAATCGTGCTTTCAAAATTCTGGGTATTGATCTTGTGAAAAATATTTGTCGTGAACTCTCTCATCAAAAAAAGGAGTATTCATGCAGAAACTTCGGCTACACTGCATACCATCTTATCCGTGTAGGGAAAGAAAGCTATGATCTTTTTACCACGCATGGTGTGTCGGGAGCGAGAACCCCTGAAACCAAAATGCGCGCAGTGAGAAGATTTGGCGAGTATGTCGATGCCGAAGTCATTGCAATGGGACATCTTCATGACATCTCTACTACCTGTTTTGATCACTACACCATTTCCAAAAAGCATGAAAGCGTGATGTGGAGAAAGCAGTATTATGTCCTTACGGGTTCGTATCTTGGACACGAGGGAAGTTATGCCGAAGCAAAAGGCATGATTCCCGGCACACTCGGATCGCCCAAAATCAGGTTTTTGTCGGACAAACACGACATCTTTATCTCTTTCTGATGTTCACTTTTCCGCCTAAGTTCGCTAACAACGAGAGGAAGACTTAAATGTCCAAAAAAGAGAACGCATTACAAGCGGTGCCTTCCTCTCGTTCTCTTTGTATGATTTATAAAAAAGTTTTACCAAAATTTGTTAAACTATTAGACCAAAAAATGCTCAAAGGTTTTTATTCCTATGGAGATAAATCATTTAGCAGAGACCCCAAAGAATTAATGAATGAAATTCAGGCAGAGATAATTGATATAGCGGGTTGGGGGATGGTGCTTTGGCAGAGAATTGAGGATTTAAAAAAGAAATGGAGGAAAAAATGACAAAAAGAGTTTATGTCGCCGGTGCTTATTCTGCGTCAAACATTATCTCGGCCCTTGATAATATGAGGCGCGGAATGAGGGCGGGACTCGAAGTTCTTTTGGCTGGGTTTGCACCTTTTGTTCCTTGGTTTGATTATCACTTTCAGCTGATGATTAGAGACGAAGAAACTCTAACCGTGCAGAATTATTACGATTATTCAATGGCGTGGCTTGAAGTATCGGATGCAGTTTTGGTTCTTCCTAATAGTGAAAACTCTAAAGGAACGCAAGCAGAAATTCAAAGGGCAAAAGAATTGAACATACCAATCTTTTACTCTTTGGACGAACTTAAAGGTTCGCTGGTTAATCCTTAAAGCCAGCACTTATATGCCCTACGTAGACAAAATTTTAAGGGAAAAAATTGACAGCGGGAACTATGAGCCAATCGAGGCAGGGGAGTTGAATTACAAAATTACAAAAATAGTTTTAGGGTATTTGGGCAACGAACCGCACTATAAAGAATTTAACGATGTCTTGGGGGTTCTGACCGCAATACAACACGAACTTTATAGAAGGCGAATTGCTGATTATGAAAACGATGCCATTAAAAGAAATTCAGATGTATATTAAACAATAATGATTTTTTGGGGGAATAAAGAATAAGGGTTTATAGTATTTATTCCTTAATAGCAACCCAAACCTGAAACCCCGAAAAACTCGATAAGTTCAGCAGTTAGGAGTCGCACCCAGAATAATTAACCCCCTAATTCTTAAAGCCATTAATTAACTAATAAAAAATATATGAAAAAAGAAATAAGAGAAGAAAGAGAAAAAGTCAATAAAACAAAAAGATGTGTGGTTTGTAATAGAATAATAAAAAGAGAGGGCATAATGGTGAATATTTATGATAATGTGCTTGGAAAAAGAATGGGAGTTGAATGTGGGAAGAAAGATTGTAAGTTAAAAATTGGTAGTCCAGCTTGGGTAAAACTTTATTGGACGGGGCATTTTTTAGATGTTATTTATAGACCCGATTATTTTGGAAAATCTGCTTATCAGAAATTCTGGAAAGAAGTGAAAGAATTTTGTCAAGATAAAAAGAATGGATTATCAATTAAAGAAAGGATTGATAAATTCCCAATAGATAAAATTTTCAAACAGAAATATCCGAATAAATGGGACAACTAATTTAACCCCTTAATTCTTAAAGCCATTAATCATTAAAAGAAGATAAAAATATATGAAAACAATAAATCAGGCGATTTTAGACAAAACACTTTATATCGGGGAAGAAATCCCCGAACGCATTGCCAATGATAAACGCCAAAAGTTTGTAGTGTTGGGAACTCCGCAAGAACTGATAGACGAAATAAAATGTTCTTGTGGCGAGCCTTGGACATTGGGAGTTATTCACCAAAAAGACAAGCCCTGTTATTGGCCAGAAAGAAAGTCATTAACCATTAAAACAAAATAAAAATATATGAAAACAATTATGAAAAGCTTATTAAGACCAATTTGCTGGATTAAAACATTATGGCGAACCATTGAAAGAATAATGGCAGGTAATTTTGACGGGATTTATATTGATGGTTGTGATTATGTAGGGCAGGAAAATGGCGATTTAATTTGTAAAAGGTGCGGTAAAAAAGGTTAATCCTTAAAGCCATTATGAAAGCAATAATTACAAAAGAAGAATTGATACGGGCATATACAGAAATAAACAGATGTCCTTGTTGTGGTTCGGTTGAGCCAGTGCATACTTGTGCTTGTTCGCCAGAAGTATTTGAAAACCGCCCAACAACAACAGAAGTAGAGGTTCAGGTGTCTTATATCCCGCCAATAGATGTTAAATTAACCTAATCATTAACACAAAATAAAAGGATATGAAAACAATAAAAAAAATATCAACAATAAGAATCCAAGAGGCAAATGAAATAGTTGTTATACTTCAAAATAATTTACCAAAGATTGTGAACCAAAATTTTTGGCAGAAAAAAGTTTCAATGCCCGAAAAGATAGAATATTTTAAACAGATAGCCATTGCAAGAAGAAACTTATGGCAAGTTATAAATGATGAATATCCAGAAACCAAAGGGAAAAATGTGGTGGTAAATTCTGTTGAAATATCCTACCAAATAACCCCCTAATTCTTAAAGCCATTATGAAAAAGACAAAGGTCTATAAAACAAAGAAATATCCGTATAATTGTGAAAGATGTGGCGAAAAATTTGATACATTTCTAATGTGGTCAGCTCATAGCAACTATTGTCCCAAGTCATTAATCATTAAAAGAAAATAAAAATATATGAAAAGCCTAAAAGACAAAGTTTTAGAGATACTGGGCGAAATGATGACCTATCCGCCATTTGACAAAATAGAAATGCCCGCCAATAGATTAAATGAAATAGCGGATAAAATAGTAGAAGCTTTTAACCTAACCCAAATAATTATATGAAAAAGAAAGATTGTAATTGTCAATTTGAAAACGGCTATCATTCAAGGGCTTGCCCTTTGTTTGTTGAGCCAGAAAATCCGATGAAAGTGATACATTTACAATCTAATGTATCAGAAAAGCCCAAAAGTGATACAACCCAAGAATCACCAAGAAAGAAACACAAACACGATTATGAAATGATTGATGTTTTAAGGACAAAATGCAGAATTTGCGGAAAGTTTTTTGAAACAAACCCCTATACGGGAAAGATAAAAGAAATCAGCAAGAAAGCGGCAATGTTTTATATACCCAAAGAATCACCAAAGGCGTGGGAAGAAAACTGGGAAGAAGAGTTTGATAGAAAGAATATAGCAGGAAATTGTAAAAACTATCAGAAAATTATTATCAAGCAATTTATCCGCACCCTATTGTCCGCCCAGACAGACAACATCATCAGACAATTTGCTATGGGGGAATTTGTCCAAAGCGATATAGCCAAAAAGTTCGCCAAAGAAGTAAAAAAGGAGATTATTGAGGAGATATTGAAAGAACCAAAACGCTTACATTCAAAATGGATTTCTGTTGAAGACATAGAGAAATTATTAAAAGATTAAAAGAGAAATGACTAACAAGCAGAAACTCGCAAAAGAAAATAACAAGTTGTGGCAAGAGATTTGTCTGGGATTATGGGGCGACAAATGTTTAATCTGCGGACAATCGCCAATAACTTTTCACCATTTTATTATCAAAAGCAGAAACGGATTGATGATTTATGACGAGCAAAATGGAATCCCGCTTTGTCAGAAACATCATTACATAATTCATTTCAGTAGCAGTCCATCAGAAGTTCATCGATTGGTTCAGATAATCCGGGAGAAAAAAGAACCCGACTGGTGCAAATACATTGACCACAAAGAAAAAATACACAAGGATAGTTTCAAGACAATCAAATGGTTAAAACAAGAAAATAAAAGATTAAGGAATTTATTATGAGTCTTCTTTGTTTAAATTATCATAAGGGGAAAGATACAGAAAACCGCAACCCCAAATTCTATCCCGACGAAAAAGACAGGAGAATTTCTTTATTAAATTCAATCTGGGACATCATACAGGCAATTTTTATTTGGGTATTCGCTTTGTGTTTTGTTGCGGGCTGGATTTATGTGATTTATCTGGGAATTAAGTGGCTGATTAAGATTTTCTAAGATGATAAAAAAGATTTGCCAGCAATGTGGAGAAGAATTTAGTAGTTATGCCTTTTTAGACAGAAAGTATTGTTCTCCCGAATGTTATTATGCAGTATTAAGAGGAGAACCATCGGTAGCACCGCAACAATTTGCGAAATGTAAAATGTGCGGCAAAGATATTCCAAAAGAGAACAAAGAACGCATTTGTTTTATCTGTTGGCATAAAAATAAATTCCACTATTGACTTCGCTCATCGAAATGATTTATATTAAGATTAGATAAGAGGACGAGTGTAGTTTTCACATAGAGAAAGACGTCTAAAATAATTGCTTTAATTTGAAGCCGACGGGTTTCGCTAAAATTAAGGCAAATTAATAGACGTCTTTTTTATTTTGGCAAGAGGGGAGATGGCTTTTATAAATTCCGTCTGCTGTTTCCCCTTTGCCAATAATTAGAAATTCCATTACAGGAATTAAAAAAAATATGGCGCATATCCTTCGGGATTGAAACGATTTTACCGGACATTGAGTTCGGTTATTGCGCCATCTCAAAATGGAAAACAATTTATCAACAACAAGCATCCCCTTAGCCTTAGAGAGAGAAGCCAAAGAAAAATTGAAGCTGTTTTTAATGCTTATTAAAAAAGATAATTTGATGCCAGTTGGAGAAACTATTGGAGTGGTAATTGCCTATAACTCTCCTGAAGCCATTAGTAGGGCAAAACAAGATTATCCGGGAATGTATATCTTTTACCAAGAAGGAAATTATCTTTTAGTTGAGGAGTTAATGAAAATAATTCAATTAGAGGAAATGAAATTGTCGGTCGCCCCGATAGAAGTCGAGTTGCCTAAAATGTCGAAAGAATCCTTTGTCGCCAGCTTAAAGTTAGTAGCTGACGATTTTTTAAACCCCAAAGATTCGACAACATTAAAGAAAATAATTGAGAAAATAAAATGACAAAGAAAATCAAAAGAATTAGATATGGACTGGAGAAAAGGGCTAACTTTACCAAGGATCATCCAAAGTGCCACGATTGCGGAGTAGAAACGGGAGAATACCATAGGGCCGGATGTGATGTTGAGGAATGCCCGCATTGTGGTAGGCAAAAATTAAGTTGCGGATGCGAAGAATAAAATGAAAACCGGCGCACTTACTCTTTCTCGTTGGCAAAAAGATAAAAGCACTCAAGAAGGAGAGTGCCCCTGGTGTAAAGTAAAAGGATTTTGGGGATATTATATTGATGGCAGAAGACACTACCGGCTTTGTAAGTGGTGCGGAACCCTACAGAAAATAAAATGATTTGTGAAGATAACAAAATTAGAGACATCGTAAAAGTAGACAGAGCATTGGCTTGTTCGTTTCAAGGCGGTGAATTACATTGGTTTGGAGATGGCATAGGTTATGTGGAATTAAAAAAAGTCGTTGATTTAAGAAAAAATGGAAACTAAAAAAAAAATTCAAAAACACCCAGGGGGAAGACCAAAAAAGACATTAGATAACCTGCCAAAGAATTGGAAGGATATAATTTTGAAAATTAAAAAAGAAGGAGGTTCGGATGTCGAGGTAAGAGTGGCCCTGAACATCTCGGTTGATTTATGGGAAAGATTTATCAAAGAGATTAAAGAGTTTTCCGAAACCATAAAAAAAGGAGATGACCTTTGTAATGCGTGGTGGCTAAAAAAGGGCAGAACCAATTTAGAGAATAGAAAGTTCAGCGCGGTGCTGTGGTATATGAATATGAAAAACAGATTTGGCTGGAAAGATAAAAGCGAAGTAGAGGTTGGATTTCCAAAGAATTTAATTGATTTAATCAAAGGAATCAAAAATGACAAACCTCCCGAGCAAAAATGAAATAGAGGCCTTTCAAAAAAGAATAACAGAAGACCCGATCTGGTTCAGCGAAGAAGTATTGGGTCCTAAGCTATGGGAAAAGGAAAAAGAGATTTTATTGTCAGTAAGGGATAATCGGGTAACGGTGGTAAGGAGTTGCAATGCTTCGGGAAAGAGTTTTACGGCCGCCAGAGTAGCGAATTGGTGGCTGGTCGGGCATACAAATTCGGTGGTGCTGACAACCGCACCAACGTGGAAGCAAGTCAAAGAGATTTTATGGCGGGAGATTAAGGATTCTGTTGCCGGAAAGGGAATCTATCCCGCAGATGCAGTTTTACAAACAGAAATACATTTGGACGACAAATGGTTCGCCCTGGGAATCTCAACCAACAGACCTGATCAGTTTCAGGGATTTCACTCAAAAGATTTATTGGTAATCGCCGACGAAGGTTCGGGAATAGCAGATGTAATCTTTGAGGCGATTGACGGATTGACTCCCGAAAGAATTTTAATCATTGGAAATCCATTGAGAAATTCGGGAAGGTTTGCGGATGCATTCAAAGACCCGGCAGTAAAGAAGATTCATATCTCGGCATTCGATACTCCGAATCTCAAAGAAGGAAAAGTCCTGATTCCCGGGCTGATAACCTTGGAGGATGTCGAAGGATTCAAAAGCAAGTATGGAGAGGTTAGCGATGTTTATGGCGTTAGGGTATTGGGAGAGTTTCCGAAAGCGGAAGCAGAGAGCTGGATCGGGCTGAATGAAATCGAATCAGCGATGAACAGAGACCCGGTTGAGCAGCATACTGAAAAGATAATGGGAGTTGATACTGCGCGCTTCGGAGACGATAGAACCGTTTTGCAGGTCAGGCAGGGAGACAATTATGGAAAAAAGATTGTTCTTGTAAAGAAAGACGCACCGCAGATTGCAGGGCAGATTATCGTCTTAGCTACCGAAGAAAAAATAAAGGCAACGAATATCAAAGTTGACGTGATTGGCACGAACGGGTTATCGGTGGTTCATCTTTTGAAATCGGAAGGTTGGGATGTGACGGAAGTCAATTTTGCAGAGTCCGCACAGAACCCAATAAATCAGGAAGTCCAGTATGCGAATCTAAGAGCTGAGTGCTATGCGTATTTCAAAGAGAGTTTAAAAAACGGTTCACTGCCCAAAGACGAAGATTACTGGGAAGCGGCCAACATCAAGTATTCCTACAACCGCAAAGGGCAGATTCTTTTGGAGAGCAAGGACGATATGAAGAAAAGAGGACTGCCTTCGCCCGATGTTGTTGATGCCTGTGCTATCAGTTGGGCGCCGATAAGAAGTAAATCAAGAATTACCCAGTCGGGAAGCGGGTATAAACCGCTGTTTCCGGAGATGGGGAGCTTTTAGGGCTATGAAAATATTTAAACTAATTAAGGCGTTTATCGTTTTTGCCAGGAAAGCCAAAAACGAAAAAGACGATGAGCCGATATTCGGCAGAGACCCGGGTATTTATCATGTCGAAGACCCATTGGAGAAAGAAATAGCGAGGAAGATGGGAACGAAAGTACTCCATGTCAGCACTTATTTCCCGGAAGAAGGAGGCACCTTTACCCGGATAGAGGGAGAGAAAGAGCCTTTTCCCGGCTTTCCCCAAAAGGATGTGGTAATGAATCTGGCGACACTCAAAAGGATGATTCCCGCAGCCCTCGATGCCTATTACCCGTTTCTGTCGCCACACTTGCTTAGTCCCGAGAAGTATTGCAAGTGCGTGAGGGAGGTTTACCGGTTATTCAACATTTTGATCGAGAGGGAAGTGAAGCCAAAACATATCGAGAGGTGGAAAAAGGTCAGGGATATAGTCTGTATAGTGCTTGAATTCGATAATGCTTATAGGTTCAGGGCGCAAGACATTATTGCCGAGGCAAAGATAGACGAAATGAAACTGGGCAAAGGAGACCAATACTGGGCGGGAAAGACCCCGACCTACAAGTGGGGGTTTAATCAAAATAATTCAAACTTATGATGATTTGGTTTTGGGACAAAGGAATGAGGAGGTATCTGAAAAGACTTTACAATAAAGTCCAAAGGGAAATCTACCAAGCGCAATTCAATGTTTCTATCATCAATAACCTGGTTCTTGGATTCTCAAAGGAGCGACTAAGACTGCTTAAACAAAAAGAAGCGGAATGGACGGCAAAGGACGAGAACATTACGAGCAAGAAAGACAAGGCAGATGCCCTTTTAAAGATGAGGGACGATGTGAAGAGGGAGGAGAATGCGATTAAGGGTGCTGAAATGCGCAAGGAAGAGTCTGTGGAGGGAATAAAGGTGCGCATGGGGAAACTTGAGTTTATCAAAGACACTTTAAAGGGAAAATATAGCTAACAATTAATTTTTATAAGTTTATGCCAAACGAAAACATAAAAGAATTACAGGAAGTCGAGCAAGAAGAGATTAAAAGAATCCTCGACTTGCCAACCACATTGCGCTTTCCGAGTGAAAGTGACTTGGCGCACTTAAGAAAGAGAATTGGGTATTTAACCTTTGCAGAAATAAAGCAATTTGGATTGGTTCAAGCAGGAACAGGCGAGATATGTAACGACAAAACAGAGATAGTGGGGTCTGTGCCTATATTTAAGGCAAAGAAGCCCCAGAAAGCCAAGAAATCGCCAAAAATAGCACCTAAAAAGGCTGTTAAGGCAAAGAAGGCAGTTAAAAAAGCAAAATCTAAGCGGAAAGCACGATAGTGGATGATAAACAATTACTCGAAAAATTAAAACAAGAGAAAGAAGTCGCTTGGACTTTTCAAAGCAGAAGACATAGTCAGTGGAATGAGTCATATAATCTTTATCGGGATTTCGTTCAGACCAATCGGCTCACCCAGCGACAGGCAATCAATTTTCCGATGATGAAAGCGAGTTTAAGGACTCTGCTTGCCAATGTTGACGACCCGCCCAGTCTTGAATTTAAAAATTTAGAGGAAGGAGAGGCAGCCCAGAAGAAGGAAATGGTCACGAACGAAATGTGGCTCGAGCATTTCGAGGACTTGAACTTTGAAGACCTTGATATTTTGGATAAGAAGAATGTTTTTCTCTATGGCCGGTCTTTCAAGAAGCTGAATTTTCTCGAAAAGAGTTTCAAGACCGAAGTTCTGGACAACTGGGATATGCTGGTTGACCCCAAGACGAACCCGATGGATTTGGAAACCGCGAAATTCCTTGTCCATATCCATATTTTTAAATCATTAAGGGAAATTCTGGCTGATACGAAATACGAACAGAAGGGAAAGAACGAGTTGAAGAACTTTCTTGATAGCGACACAGAAGGAGGAATCATAGCGATGGCCGATGCCAAAGAGACCTTGGCAGCCAAACAGGAGCGACTCGAAACAATGGGCGTGGAGAACTTTGATGAGTTCGGAGCTAGCGATGTAATCGTGGAACTCAATGAGCATTACACCCTGATTTGGGAAAAGAATAAGTTTGTCAGATACATAGTTATTACAGCCGTGGGTTCCAATGAATCCAAGGCTATTTTATTTAAAAAGCCCCTAAAAAGTGTGATTGGAATCGAGGACTGGCCATTTACGACCTGGGCCGATGATTTGGAACTTTCGGACTTCTGGTCGGATGGCAAAGCCGATACGGTTAGGACTCCGAACAAGATTCTAAATATCTGGCTATCCCAGCTATTGGAAAATAGGACTTTGAGGAATTATGGGATGCACTGGTTCGATTCTACGGACCCAAGTTTTATTCCCACCCAATATGAACCGAAACCGAATGGGATGTATCCCTGCCCGGGCGACCCGAACAAACTGACCAAACAGATCGAGATTCCCGACCTGTCGGAATCCTTGGATGAAATGATGTTCATAAAAGGCCTGATTGAAGAAGTGACCTCCGCCACTCCCACGAAGAAGGGAATCGAAGGCAAGGAGAAGACATTGGGAGAAGTAGAGTTAATCCAAGCAGAATCGAATGAGAACATATCGGGCATAGCCAAGTTCTACCGCAAAAGTTGGAAGCAGTTTGCAAAGTTATGGTATAAGATTCTCGATGCCAATGTTTCAATCAGCCAATCAGTGGACTTGTTCAAGGAATCAACCAAGGGAAGTGGCAGGATGTTCAAGAAATCAATCCAGGCCAAGGACTGGAAGTCGAGAGCAGGATACAGGATTAGGGTTTTGTCAACCTCCGAGCAGAAACAAAAGAATGTCGAAGAAATCAACAAATGGATAGCGATTAAGAACCAATTCATTGACAATCCGAAACTCGTAACAATGGCCGAGAGAAAGATATTGGAAGGATTGGGACTCGAAAAGACCGAGATAGACGACATAGTAAACATTGAGAAAGGTAAAGCCGAACAGTTTCCCGGAGGGCTTTCATTGACTCCGCCGGTTCCTGCCCGAGCCAGATAAAAATGGGACTTTTAGATAGACTTCTAAAAAAAAGGAAAATCGAGGATTATTCCATGCTGACCGAGGAGGAAAGGACTGTTTTTGACCAATGGGAGAAGGAATTGGAGGGCAAGGAGATTACCATTCCGGACCTGAAGAACTTTTTGGAGCGGCAACAAGCACTCGCACTCACTCAATTCGAGAATTATGAGAATCCGAAAGAAAAAGACCTGTATCTGAAAGTCTATTCAAGAATCTGCCGCCAGATCATATTATTTATCGAGACTCCCGAAAAAGTCAAAAGGATAAGGGAGGATGCAATAAAAGAAGAAATTAAAACCAAGAAATAAATTCGTGGAAAGCAACGAATTATCTTCATACAGGGATTTTATCGTTCGCAACCAGCAATATGCGAAACCAATATCCTGGGAGGAACTTCAGAACCAAATTGAACAAGCAGGAATCTACCTTGCCGAGATTTATCCCGACCTTAATCCCTCTGGCAAGACAACCTCCGACCTGAAAGCGAAACTTATAAAAGAACTGAATATAGGTTTCCTCTTAAAAAGATTGGATTGGGTGGTGACTATTGTCGCCGAGCATCCATATCCTGATTATATCGAGAAGGAATTGTTGCTCACCAATTCGGAAATAGGGACTTTCTCTGTTTTATTACTGGTGCCCGAAAAAGAACATCGTTGCGCGATAATCGGTCTGCACGGACATAGATACGATAATACCGGGTTCAGGGACAGGTATGGTGTGAAAGAGTGGCCAAAACAAGGATTTACGGTAGCTATGCCGACTTTTCGGGCAATGGGTTGCGATGCAACCGAGGAAATCATCACTACGGAATTGGCTCTCAAAGGCTTTACCTTGATGGGATTGAGGATTTACGAGACATTAGTTCTGATAGAATACCTGAAACGCCAGCCCATCATCGACAGAATTGGAATTATGGGGCATTCGGGAGGCAGTGATGTGGCTTATCTGACTTCGATAATCAACCAGGACATAAAAGCACTGGCATTCGATATGTATCCTAAACTATCTAACCTTTGCGAGGGAAGGATTCATTGCGAGACGATTCCAAGTCTGGCTGGATACGACAAGCAGATAAACGAATGGAAGTTTGAAATTCCTTTCAGGAAATGGGAATACAAGTATCCCAATGCCAAAGAGGAAATACTCGAATTTTTTAATAAGAATTTAAAAATTAACTAAAATTTTATGCCTTGTATCCCGGTAAAAGGAGGATATAAGATTCGCAGGTCAAAAGGCGGACTATATCCCAAAATATACAAATCAGAAATAGCTTGTGAATCGAGAGTGAATCAAATGGAGCAATTTGAACATATGAAACTCCCGATGAAAATGAGGTAATATGGACGAATTCCACAAAATAGAGACTACCCAATACAAGAAAGTATACTGGGAAGGGTCTCAAAACCGACTGATTCGCTGGTGGATTTACCTTTTGAAGGGCTTGAACATGGTCAATGAGTTCAAGTATGTGGTGGCGACAATAATAGCACTATACGCCATTCTACATTTTCATACCCCAGTATGGATGATAATTGCCGGATCAGCCTGTCTTCCGCCCCTGATAATTCTCGGTAGGTGGAATGTCAAAAAAGCATCAAAAGTCAACCAGTGGATAGATACCGAGTTCGGAAACATTATCAAATGGAATGACTATAACATTAAGGTTGAAACTTTGAATAAATTAAAGGAGATTTGCGATAAATTAGGCGAGTTAAATAGTAATCGCCCAAAACCTGAGAAGATTATTGACCAAAATCCTACCAAGGACGGAAAATAATCGGACAAGGACGGGCAAAAACAATGGAAAATCCAAAACCCGATGAACTCGGAACGGATGAGAGGAAGGGAAACCTCGGGGATCCTTTAAATCCCGACCAAACCCCAAAGGAGCCAGTTAGAGGTTCTGACGATTCTTTGGCATTAAAAAAACAGCTCAAGGAATCTTCCGAGGAAGGTATTCGTCTTGCAAAAGAGAATAAAAAACTCGCTGAAGAGAACGAAAGGCTAAAAACCGAGTCAGGGGATAAAAGCCTTGGCGAAATCCCTCTTGACCAGAAGGAGTTGGAAAAGAAATATCCCGACTGGGATGTTATGACCGACTCCGAGAAGGAAAATATCCGGACAACGGAACGCCTTAAAATAAAGCAGGACAAATTAGATAAAGACCTGCGGAAAGAGAAACAGGACAGGCTCAAAAAGGAAGAGGAGGACAGGTTTGAGAAGGACTTCAGAAAGGTTCTTGCAAACCCAGCCTTCGCGGAAGACCTGAAAGGCAAAGAAGATGAATTCAAGGAGTTCTGTTATCAGGACGAAAATCTTGGGACGACCAATTTGGAAGTCTTAGCTAAGTCTTTCTTGTTCGATGTCGTAAAGAACAAGAAAAAAGACGATGAGACGCCAAAAGGAGAAGGATTGGAATCAGGAACGGCCGGGAACAAACAAGTTCCGCCCAAAGAAGGATACACTGCTGAAGAAGCGGATGCACTAAGATTGTCCAATCCCCGAAAGTATAACGAGATGATTCGGGACGGGAAACTCAAGATTGTAGATTGAGGTCGAGAAGAGAGGAAACTAATTTTATCGGAAAGCGATAAAAATGGCTAATACACACTTTGGCATTAAATTTGCCAGTAAATGTGTAAAGAAATTCTACGAAGCCGCCGTTACCCCGAAGATTACCAATGACTGGTACGAGGGTTTTTAAACAAAAAAAGCCCCATTAGAGCTCTTTTAAAATTTATTGACAAGCTTTTTCTGTCAATCTATAAGATTTGATTTAGTAATCTTGACTACCATTTCAGGACAACTTCTTAGAAGATGATGATAGGCACAATGATTGGTTTTGTCAGGAAAAAGATATAGATTTTCTAATCTATTATCATCTTTAATCTCGTTGATGTGATGGACTAATTCATTTTCAGTTAAATAACGATTGAGATATTTTTCTATTACCAATCTATGTTCACAAATATATCCTTGTTTGGTGGCAAATGGATGACGGGGTTGATAAATCATAATATATCCACTGGATTTTTTCCTTCTTCCACCCTTCCAATGACGACTTCTTTTACCTTCGAGCGCTTTACGGATATTATTTGTTGCTTCTTCAGAGCGGATAATCTTTTTATCCTTACACCAAGGAATGTTTCCTTTCCTAAATTCTGTTGCAGGAGATATATGTTGACCTTTCTTGAATTCGGTAAAAGAAGAAAGATGTTGTCCCCTTTTAATTCTCCACTGATTACCTTTTGAAAATAAGAATTTTGTCATAATCTTAAAGCCCACCTTAAGCGGTCAGCTCTCGGTGGGCAAGATAACTAATAAAATAAGCTGACCGCTATATCTTAATTATAGGTTAATAAAAAAAGTTTGTCAATAGATTAGAGTTTTAATCGCAAACGAGGCTAATTCGGTGAAAATCCCAATGCCAAAAATGGTAATGGATGATGCCGAGCTAAATTGCCGAAAGGCATAAATGTGTAACGACTATATACCTCGCCCGAAAGGGATAACATAGTCTGGACTTATGGGGAACCATAAGAATAACAAAATCGCAGATTAAAAACGGCAGAGCCGACAGACTGAAGATTAAGACCGTCAATGAAAGTGGAGGTTTGCAGACTTATACTCCTGGGACAGCCCTTACTAAGGGCGCTTTGAGTGATACCGAAGCATCATTGATTCCTAATCAGAGAAAAGGTTATTACTTTGAGATTGACGATGTGAATGAATTCGAGGACTACTGTGACGACCTGAAAGATAATATCCTTGACCAGAAGGTCAATGAGCTTTACGAAGCCATTGATGCTTATGTTCTGGCGTTGTATACCGATGTTGCTTCTGGAAACAGGGTCGGAGTAGACCTTGTGGGAACAATGACGGTATCGGCTGCTGGAGCTGCTACTGGAACTAGTTTCGTTGCCGCTTGTGCCGGAAGGGGCATAAAGTTTACGGCTGCCGGAACTATGTGGTACAGGGTGCTTAGCTATGACAGCGCGACAGCCTTGACCTTGGAGGATGATAAGGATGACGAGTCTACCCATTTTGATGCCGGAGCGCAAGCTGCCAATACTGCATATAGGATTGAAGCCGTGACTCCTGTTGAGGTTACAAAGACTAATATCTATGCCAAGATCGTGGCATTAAGAACTAAACTTGATGCCGTAAAGGCACCGAAAGCGAATAGATGGCTTGTGGTCAATAGTTCGGTTGCCGGTCTCCTGCTTCAATCCGCCGAACTCATACCTGCGGTTGCTACCGCTTATGAGGAAGTGGTTAAGAACGGGAATATCGGAAGAATTGCCGGCTTCGATGTTTACGAAAGTGAACAGATAAGCGGCACCGATAGTTCTACTGCGGGTTTGCATATTCTCGCTGGGCATATTTCTTGGATGACATTTGCTTCTGCATTTGTTGCATCCACAATCGAGGAAGATTTGCCGGGAGAATTTGGCAAGGCCTACAAAGGTCTTAACTGCTACGGAGGAAAAGTTATCGATGTAAGAAGAAAGATGGCGGCAGAATTGTTCTGTTACACAGCATAAGTAATTCGACAACTTGTATTGTCTCTTACCCCGTTGCTTCGGCATTAAATCGAGCCTTAGGCTTTCCGAAGGGCTTGAGCGGGGGAAGGAAAGCAGATAATACATATGACACAGGAAGAAAAAAAATTACAAAACGAAAGAGACGAAAAAACAGCCGGATTCCTGAAAATCGGCTATTCTTGGCTATCAGAGTTATTTAATAGTATTACCGATAAAATAGTCAAGGCACTTAATAAGGACATTTATAAGATACACATAGACAATCAGGTAGAAACCGATTTGAGCAAGATAGAAAAGAGCTTGGATAAGATAGCGGCAAAGGATACCAAACCGATAATCAATGTTGATGCCAATAATTTTGAATTTTTAAAATCAATCAAGAAAATCGAGGGCATTGATGGCGAGAAAGGGGAGAAAGGTGATAAGGGAGACAAGGGCGATCAGGGAGAAAAGGGAGAGAAAGGAGATACAGGTAGGGATGGAAAGGATGGAAAACAGGGGAAACAAGGAGAACAAGGAATGCTCGGAAAGGATGGTAAAGATGGCAAAGATGGAAAAAATGGGAAAGATGGAAAGGATGGCAAACCAGCAACATCAAAAGAAGTCATTGCCGCACTCAAAAAAGATATGCTCGATATTTCACATATAAAAGGATTGGAACAACATCTTAAAGTTTCCAGACAGCGAATGTATGGCGTCGGGCCGAGTGGTGCATTAACTACTGTTGCTCACGATAGCTCGATTACCGGGGACGGCACTCCTGGAAATCCCTTGAGGGCAGTGGCAGGGACTGGAGGCGGTGCACCTACAATAGAAACTCCTGTTGGAGACGTAGACGGGGCAAATACCGCCTATACGATTACTGCCGCCACTACACATATTATTCTTTTAAATGGTGTTGAATTGGAAGAAGGCGCAGGAAACGACTACACCATATCAGGGACAACTCTTACAATGCTTTATGCCCCTGAAACTGACAGTAAATTAAGACATCGTTATTGGATATGAAAAAAATACTAATCTTTTGCCTTGAACATCCATTCGTAATTATATTCTCCGTAATAATTATCGGAGGTTTGACTTTTAGTGGAATAGTTTTGGTAAAGAATGGCAAAATTACTTTCGGCGCACCGACACAGATTAGGATTGCCCAGCAAACTCTCTGGACAACAGATTTAGTGCCAGATGTAGATAATGCCGTGGATTTGGGTTCAAACAATAAAACAATCAGGAACGGTTATTTTGGTGGTTTGATGACCTCTGGCAGTTTTGTCGGGGATTCCACTGCTTCAATCTCCGGCACAATCACCTTCGGCAATCTCATTTCCTGCGATACCATTGATAGTTCTGCCACCGGGCTTTTATCCTGTGGCACTGATGCTAGCGGGACAGGTGCCGCGATAGTTCATAGTTTAATGGATTCTGATTGGCATGGAGATACCTTATTGGCTTCCGTTTCGCAGGGTTCATTGATTGTCGGCAATGCAACCCCCAAATGGTCAGAACTTGTAATAGATGTTGTCTCGGGTTCGTTTTTACAAAGCGATGGCACAACTGCTTATTGGAATGATTATCAGGACCAGAATACCACTTATACCGCAGGGGATAATTTAACCTTGACTGGAACCGACTTTGATGTTGATGACCCGTTTGCCGTTGTTCACGCTTCCGCTTCAGGGGATTTCTCAACACCTTCTGGGCAGATAACTTCCGCAAGCATCGGGACTTTGGAACTTATAACCGACTTGGATATTTCAAGCTATACGAACCTGACCGCAGGAGACCATATAACTTTAACCGATGATGACTTGGATGTTGATGACGATTTTCTTTTAAATACTGGGGACACTGGCACTTGGGTTTCTCTAAGTGCTGACTTTCAGGCATTACAAGGGGTTATACCTTCTTTGAGTGCGACTACGACTTTTACTGGTGCTGGTTTAGCGGATTGTGATACTGCCGCCACTTCCAAATTGTTATGGTCTGATACAGGGGTTTTTTCTTGTGGCACAGATTCTAATTCCGTGACTGCGGCTTCTGACCCATTAAGTTTAATAGGCACTACACTTTCAATAGACACGGCTTCGGCTGGAGACAATGGTGTTCTTTCAGCCGCAAACTGGTCAACCTTTAACAATAAATTAGACCAAGCGGCTTCTACTTCATTTGTTTGGAGTCCCACTACTACTACTAACGCCTTTGAATTAAATGGTTTGGCTTCAGTTTCAGGATTAGCTACTTTTTACGGAGGCATACTTTCTTCCGGCAGTTTGACGGTTGATAGCACTGCTTCGCTTTCAGGGACAATAACTTTGGGAAATTTAGTTAGCTGTAATACCATTGATTCTGATGCTACCGGACTTCTGGCTTGCGGGACTGATGACGATGTGCCTGAAGTTAGTGATTTTGCCGCTTTGGTAGGCGGTCAAGGAATAGACAACAATTCAGGAACTTTGGACTTTGATTTGACCGAATGGGATAACTTGGTTTGGGCATCGGGAAGCCAGACATCTCTAACTTTAACTGTAGACCTATCAGGAACAGACCCAGTAATAGAATTCGGAAGTGATATTTTAAGAACTTCGGCATCTTGGAGCATAGACGATGCGGCTTCGCTTTCGGGAGCTTTTAATGTCGGAAGTTTAAAGTCCTGCGATACCATAGACACGGATGCAAATGGACTTTTCGCTTGCGGCACGGACGCTACAGGAGGAGGTTCGGGGATGGTCACTCATGGCCTCCTTTCAGACGAATGGCACAATGATGTTTCAAATGCTTCCGCTTCCGCAGGAGCTTTGATTTATGGGGCTGGAACAACTTGGACACCTCTGGCTGTCGGTGCTTCAGATTCATTTCTTTTTAGCGATGGAGTAAATCCTATTTATAAGTTAGACCCCGATATAGCATCAATGAGCATTACAGACCTTAAAACTTCAACTTTAACTGGAACACTAACAGGAGCTTTAACTGGTAATGCCTCTACTGCAACAAAGTTAGCTGCCAATGGCGCGAATTGTAATGCGGGAGAATATAATTTAGGAGTAGATGATTCTGGTGCTGCAGAAACCTGCACAGATGCCACTACTGAAATTAACTCTGTAATAAACGGAGCAGGTGGAACGAACTTAACTTGTTCTGCTCAATCTTGTGATGTAGATGACGCCTTCCTTTTAAATACTGGAGATACTGGAACTTGGGCATCTTTGACTGTAGGGTTTAGCGCAAATCAGGCAGAGATAACTTCCCTGTCGGCTACAACATTATTATTTCCCGCAGACTCTATAACCGAAGCCAACATCAATTTTGCCACTACTTGCAATTCTTCATCAAAACTTTACATTGATAGCGGAAACTTAGCTTGTAACGCAGACGCAACAGGCGGAGCGGGTGGCGAAGTTCACGGACTTTTAAATACCGATTGGCATACAGATGTCCTGCTTGCCTCTGTTTCAGAGGGAAGTGTAATCGTTGGTAACGCCACTCCCAAGTGGGCGGCAGTAGGAAAAGGAGCATCGGGAAGTTTTCTTGGAGGAGATGGAACTGATACTTTATTTACTACTAATACAGGAAACATAGACATTTATGGTACTGCATCTGTTTCTGGGGCGTTTACCCTGGGAAGCAATCTTTCTGGGATAGGTGCATCTTTGTCTGATGACTTGGACCTTGCTGACTTGAATGTTACTTCAGCGAGCATAGGAACTCTTTATGCTACGACTTTCAGTCCTACGTCTTTATCTGTTACCCACGTTTCGGTTTCTGATGACTTTGAATCCTTATACAGCAATCTTTCATCTGTGAGTATTACCAATACCTTCACTCTTGCCGGTGACCAACTATGGAATACCTCCAATTCAAGTAATCTTATGTCAAGCCACTCTTGGCAATTCTCTACTGGAACTATGGAATTTGACAATGGGGCATCTTTATCGGGAACCCTTGATTTGAATAATGTAGGACTGATAACGAACATCGGAGATGCGAATACTGACTTTATTTCTGGGGGTGGATTAAATATTGCAGGAACATTCGGCTTGGCTACCGACCAGATATTTACTACTTCTAATACCGGGAATGTCTTATCAAGCCATAGTTGGCAATTTTCAACAGGACAAAGCGTGGAATTTGACGGCACGGCTTCAACTTCGGGAAACTGGACTATAAATAATGGTGTCTGGGATATGTCGGCAATCGGTTCATTCTCTTTAGGAACAAGCCAATTATTCACGACAAGCAAAACAAGTGAAGTTTTTTCAAGTGCCAGCTGGACACATACGACAGGGGCATTATCGTTTGATAATGCGGCCTCTACTTCGGGGGCGTGGACAATCAATACTGGTGCGTGGGACTTTACAAATGCTACTTCACTTAAAGTTCCAACGGGTACGGCACCGAGTATAACCGCAAATGGGCAAGTCGCGGTAGATACTACTGGTGGGCAATTCTTATTCTATTCAGATGAAGTAAATGTCTTAATGGCGACAAAATCTTTCGCTTTTAATTATGGTTCTGGCTCATTTGATTTGACGAATAACCAGCAATATGTACAATTTCACGAACCAATTACCATAACAGCCATTGATTGTTTTGTAACCAGTGGGACTTCGGCACAGATTGAGATTGAAGAATGTGATGCTAATGGAGCGAACTGCGCTACGACTGACGCGGCAATTACTTGTACGACCTCCGATGTTGCTGATGATGGCTCTCTTTCAAACGCTTCAATAGACGCATTGGATTGGGTGATAGCTTCAATTTCACAAGGAGATGTTTCGGGAGACGTTGATTCGGTTCATATAAATGTCCACTTTAAATATACAGCACAATGAGAAAAATACTGATTACAATTTTAATAATTTTAGTGGTGCTTGACCTAAGCGGTTTTGCTTATCTGAAAACCCGACCAGTAAGAATACCAGAAAAGTTCGGGCAGGTATCAATCACTTATGTCGGGAGTTCAAGTAATCCTGCGGATAACGGAACAGGGGCGGATGCCTCAACTTATGCGGTTGATTCTTATAATGGTTCTCAAGCAGGCGATTTAATTATAATGGTCGGCGCAATGCAGGCCGAAGCCGCAGGGGCGATAACGATTTCAGAAGCAGGCGGACAAACTTGGAGTACTCTTTCAGAATATGTGGCCGCAGGACTGGATATGATGGTTGCCGTTTACTGGACTCAACTTGTGGGAGAATTAAGCGCCAGTGTTTCTTTGGCTTTTGCCTCCCAATCGGGAACGCAACCCGTTGTCGCGGTACAGCATATTTTCAGGCCTTCGGTGGTCGGGACTTGGATTGCCGATACTGCCATTTTCGGAGAAAAAGCGTCAAATAGCCCAGATGTTATTTCTGGGATTACCCCGACCAAAAAAGATAACTTAGTTCTGGCTGGCTGGGCGATTTCAAATGTTTCTACTTGGGGAACACTCGCAGGAACGGGTTGGAACACAATGACCCCTGCTTATTACAGAAACACTTCGGGTTCAGACCAATCCGTGACTTTCGCTTATCAGACACAGGCAAATCCCGCTTTTACAAATAACGTATCGCAAAATCCTTCAACCGCCACAACTGGTGCTCAATTTACAATGGCGTGGTCAGCGCAGGTCGCTCCCACAACAACCATTGATACCCCCGACAATAACGCCACAGGAGTAAGCGTAACCCCTGATTTACTTTTTACAGGGACAGATACTAATACAGATGAAGTGGAATATGAGGTACAGGTAGATACGGCAGTAGGGTTTGATAGTGTAAAGGGTGGTGATACGCAAACAACAGATAATACCATTGGAGGATATGTCCAAGGAGGAACGGGAGGTTCAGGTGAAAGTTATCAGGCGGCAGGACAAACAATAAATCCAACAAACTCTTTTA